AAACCATCCCAGCGGCTGTTATCGGGCTGGCTTGCGAGGTGCTCTTCGTACTGGTTGCTGAACATTTGTTTTGCTCCGGTTCGTGCTGCGTTGTCGATGGAAGAATAGTAATGCGACTGACAAGCAAAGTGACAAGCAGACTGTGAACAGATTGTAACTTATGCGTCTTGTTTCAGCTCAGGCTTGCGATAGATCCGCCACACATGAATGTCAGGCCTGAGCTCTTCTTTGCTCATAGGAATCTTTGGGTTGGCATCGATCAACATCGCTGAACCTCTGCCAATATATCCTTTCCTGAACCAATAGGTGACTGAGTTCCTGGACACGCCACAGGCAGCAGCAATCTGACTCTTGTTGCCATTGAAGTAGTTGGACAGCTTGACCAATGCTGCGCGGCAGCGGTCGGCATACTCAGGGATCATGATTTCTCCATTGAAGTTCGTAGATGCCAAGCATTGTACATTCTTTTGTAGAGTGCGTTCACAGTTTGCTGTTGTGCTGTACAATCGGACCGGGCTTGGGATGAGCTCGCTACTCATCCGACGAGCGGTTACTCCGAGCACTGGCCGCGCCCTTCACCTATTACAGTGCCTACTCCTCGGAGACTTCATGCCTCGCCAAGCTGAGAAGCCAGCAAGCCTTCCTGTTCTCTACGAGAACATTCCAGAAGAGCTCAGATCGATCAATCGATGGGTTCTTTGGAAGTACGTGAAAGAAGGTGACGACTGGAAGAAGATGCCATGCCAGTCGAACAACAGACCGGCCAAGAGCAACGACCCATCGACATGGACCACATTTGAGACGGTTGTCGATGCCCACATGTTTGGTGACTATGACGGCATTGGTCTTGTGATCGATGGTTCAGGCGATTTTCAAGGCATAGACCTTGATGATTGTGTTGACGATGGACGTTTGAATGACCTTGCAGAGCAGACGCTGTCACGCATCGATGGGTATGCAGAGGTCAGCCCGTCAGGTACAGGCGTCAAGATCTTCACACGAAGCAATCTTGCAGTCTCTGGCAAAAGAGGCCACGTAGAGGTCTACAAAGAAGGCCGCTACTTCACGGTCACAGGTCATTCGGTCAATGGCCACGATGCGCTGCCGTCTGCCATTCAAGATGTAGACTGGTTTGTTGAGCAGTACTTTGGCAAGAATAGCGCCCCAGGCTCTACAGACGTGCTGGCACTGTACAAGCCACCTATTCCAGGGTGGGATCTTGACAGAGTCAAAGAAGAGCTCTGCCCTCACATCAAGGACCTTGAGTCGTACGAAGGATGGCTCAAGGTTGGCATGATGCTGCACCACCAAGGGCAAGGTGGCCCTGAGTGGATGCAGCTTTGGGATGAGCTTAGCCGTTCGACCGAGAGCTATGACCGCAAGGAGCTTGTGAACAAGTGGGACTCGTTCACTCAGCAGAAAACCAACGGTCAAGGGTCTATCACTCTCGCATCACTGATCAAGGAAGTCGGTGACGCAAAGTCCGAAGAACGCAAGAAGCGCTTTGACGAGTTCAAAGACCAGATCGATAGCGTCAGCGATGTTGAAGAGCTTCGCTCTGAGATCTGTACCAAGATCCAGCAAGACACTGACCTTGACCGCCTGAGCAGAGACGTTCTGGCACAGATCTTGAAGAACAAGTTCAAGCAGCTTGGCTTTCCGATTGGCATTGCTGATGCCAAAAAGCTAATCAAGCCAAAGCAGCTGACTGAGGCACCAGCATGGCTTGACGACTGGGTCTATGTGACCCACGAAGACAAGTTCTTCAATGTAACCACTAAGCGCAAGGTCACAACAACCGGCTTCAATGCCATGTTCAACCGTGAGATCGGTGGCATTGACAATGAACTCAAGGCATCAGCCATTGCTCTTGACCTGTACCGCATACCGACGCCTGACAAGATCATCTACCTGCCAAACGCGCCAGAGTACTTTGACCTGAACGGCTCTCCTTGTGTCAATGGCTATGACCCAAACAGCCCTCCAGATGTACCTGCTTCATTCTCACATGCAGACCTGCAGGCCATTGACCTGATCAAGGAACACCTTGAGCTGATTCTTGATGGTGACGCTGCTGTCCAGATCATGATCGCATGGATGGCTCACAACGTTCAGCACCCAGGCAGAAAGATAAGGTGGTCGCCACTGATCAAAGGGATCGAGGGCGATGGCAAGACTGTTCTTGGCAAGATCATGTCTGCTGCCATGGGCATGGTCAATGTGGGCATCGTATCGCCTGCTGTCTTGCAATCGCCATACAGTGGATGGGCTGAAGGCAGGTGCGTCAATGTACTAGAAGAAATTCGCATGGTTGGACACAATCGTCATGACGTGCTGAACGCTTTGAAGCCCTACATTACGAACGATCAGATTACGGTCCATCCTAAAGGAATCAATGAATATCTAGCTCCAAACACGATCAATTATATTGCCTTCACCAACCACAAAGACGCGCTGCCTTTGGAAGACACTGATCGGCGTTGGTGGGTCCAATTCACGCCATTCAATACACAAGACGATCTTAAAAAGGCAACAGGTCCTCATTATTTCAACAAACTGCACGAGGCTGTTGAATACCACACAGGCGCTATCAGGCGATGGCTTCTGGAGTTCGATATTCCAGCCTCATTTGACCCTAACGGACAGGCGCCTGCATCCTCGGCAAAGATGAAGATGGTGGCCTTGAACATGACTGACGATGAGGTGCTGCTTCGTGAGCTGATTGCCTCAGGAGCCCCTGGCGTTCACGCCGATGCCATCTGTACGTCTAGCCTTAGCACAGCACTTTCACTGATGGATGACGTGGAAGTTCCTCGCACATCGACGCTATCAAAGGTCATGAGGAAGCTTGGATTTGAGCGGCTTCCGTACCAGTTGAAGTGGTCAAACAGGCCTCAGAGGATCTGGATTCGAGGTAACAAGTATGAAGGGCTCAGCAAGGAAGAACTCGCGGCCACAGTGCGCAAGTTGCTCGACAGCACCCTACAGGACGATCTGCTAGGCTGAGGTATGCTGTGCTACTTGTTACCTTTTGTATACTTGTTACTAGGCTATGTTGTTGATTCATATATCTAATCTGTCATTTGGTAACAAGTAACAAGTCAATGGGGTCCGGTCCAGTGGGGAAATGAAATAGCTTTATATAGCATAAATTTCCCCCTGCAGGTGAACCCAGAAAAACTTGTTACCTGTTACCTGATACCTCCTTGGCCCTTGTACTGGATAAGATGCAGAGCATGAGAAGTGAGAGCACAGAGCAAGTGATCTTCGTGGCTCGGGTGAGGCAGTTCCACCCAGAGATCGTGCTCATGTCGATCCCGAACGGCGGCAAGAGGGATCCTCGTGTAGCTGCGCAGATGAAGCGCGAAGGTGTTCTGCCTGGAGCACCTGACCTTTTCGTGGCTGAGCCTAGGGGCGACTGGCATGGGCTGTTCATCGAAATGAAGCGCTCAGATGGAAGGACTAGCAAAGAGCAGAACGATGTTATTTCTAAGCTGAAGCAAAGAAGTTATGAGGTTGCTGTGTGCAAGGGAGCAGATGCGGCCTATGGCGCATTCCTTAGCTACGTGTATGGGCACACATGGCCTGCTCGTTTCCCCCACGCCAGGATGATCCTGGCGCGAACTGGAGCATATCATGATCAACATCAATGTTGACCACAATTTGGATGATATCAGGAAGGTCTTGAGCTCACTGTCCAATGACATGGAGAAGAAGGCTGCTGTAAGGGCACTGAACCGTGTTATGCAGCAGACCAAGACTGCAGCCAAACGTGAGATGGTTCGCAACTACTCATTTAAGTCCAGCAAAATTGAATCGAGCATGACAGTGTTTCGTGCGAATTCAATGCGTGTTGAAGCAACACTGCGCAGCAAATCACGGCGCACTCGACTGATCGATATGACTGCACGGCAGACTAAGCCTGGAGTCACCGTCAAAATTAGCAGACAGCGAAAGCTAATCAAAGGTGCCTTTATTGCAAAGATGAAGTCAGGTCATATTGGTGTGTTCAGACGATTGACTAAGAAGTCACTGCCAATCAAAGAGCTGTACACCATTGCTATCCCTGAGGCCATGGGATCACAGAGTGTAATTGATACCATGCGCAATACAGTGAAGACCAAGTTCATGGAGCGGTTTGCTCATGA